TGTCAATTGCCCAGTTCCATTTTTAGTGTTTATATTTAATGGAAATTTTTTAAGTACTTTTTGTGCTCCAATTTTATTGGATCTTTGAGGATATAATGTAAATCTATGAGCACCGTTTGATGGTTCAAATGTTAGGTAATCGGATCCTCCAATAAATGACCTAGATGCATATAGTTTAATTTTTTTTCTATCTGCAGATTGAATCTGAACGTAATAACTTCCAGTCTCTAATCCAACTAAAGGATTGGCTTCTGGTTGATAATAAACTCTGTCCCCATTAATAAAAGGAACTTCATTACTAAATGCGATAGTAGAATATAAACCTTCCGCAACTGCATCAGTTAAAATTCCAACTGTACCATTACTAATTGACGCAGTATTAATATTCTTCGTTATTTTATATGCATATTGTGTTGATGGAAGTATTTTATCCGAGGGTAGTGAATTGGAAGCAACATACGCATAATTTTCATCAGTATATAAGTTTTGTATGTCTGAAAAAATAGCATTATTTCCAAATTCAATTGGAACTATTGAACTATTTGCCGTATTAATTTTTCTTCTCAGATCATACTGTACTCCAGGTACTGCAGTAAATTCTGAATTATTACCCAAAGTAACTTTATTTTCTGTAATATTGATATTTGAAATATATACGGTATCACCACTAACTACATTATTACCATCTCTTTTAACAATTTCAACACTATCTCCAATTTTTAAACTGGATTTATCAATTGTACTACTTAGAGTAAAAGTATTAATGTCCTTTATCTGATATCTTGATTTTGTATTGTAAATCCAAGAGTTGGCAAAAATTTCTTTATATGTTTTATTTTGTTCTGGATTTTGAATTACTTCACCAAGATTTTTAACCGAAACAATATCCCCTTCACTCACATTTAAATTATCTGATACTTGTACAAACTTGGACAATACTCCAGTAAGTCTTAATTTAACTTCTTTACTAATATCTCCATTCTCATACCCATAGTAATATTCATCAGATCTCAGATCACTTGCAATAGCAATTCCTGAAGAGACTCCGGAGCAACCAAAAAATTGGTTAATGCTTTTATCAGTATATGTTACAATATTTGTTCCAGATACTATAGATCCACTTTCGGGGAATCCTATTGTAGAATCTACTGTAATGACTGAGGATCCAACCGACACATTTTCCAAACACTTTGTATTTGGTGTAATTGTAAAATTACCCTGAATTGTGGAGAAATCGTCATATCCAACAAAGAGTGAAATTTTATAATATTGCTTATTATTTCTGGTGAATAATTCTACCTCAGAGATTGATGCGCTTGTAGTAGCATCGGTTGATTTTTTAATAGTTTGTCCGACTAACTTAGAAGGATCTCCAGAAATTTTTTCCGCAATTACAACTTCCCTTCTAATAAACTCTGCAGAAGATGGTTTAATTAAAAATTCTTCTAAGTTTATAACTTTAGGAGTTACCCCATATAGGATATTAAATAAAATTCTGAATGATTCATCCGTTCCCTTTGCCTGATAAAAGGATCTTGCTTCCTTTATAAAGTTTCCTACATTTAAATTGGAAACAAAATCAAGATCTTCTAGACCAGGAGTTAGAGTATATTTTAATTTCTTATAAAATTCCTTTAAAAATAAAGAACTAAGATTTTGTACAGAAGATCCCAAAGCATGAGATACTGCTGTTGATTCTGAAAATACCAGTTCTTCCTGATTTAAATTTGCATGATAACTTGTAATACCACTAAATCCACGAACACAACCAGTAAATGTATTTGTGGTTAATCCAGTATACGTGATAATCTCATCATCAATTTTTAATAATCCATAATTTTGAGGAAATCCCTTTGTACTCGTTACAGTAATGACTCCGACAGTAGATGTAATATTGGTACTAAGACCAACACTACCTACGATAACTTCTGGTGTTAAGTTATCAAGTTTTAAATATTGATCTAGATTTTCTGCAATATCTACAGGACCACTTTGGTACTCTTGAGAAATATAATATTGCTTTAAAAACTCTGCGGTATTGGGACTCTCATCCAAAATAAAATTTGGAAGTTGACTTTCAATAATTTGTTGAACCTTAACTCTAGACTCAAATCCAGTCTGTATCATATTACTTTCTTGTTAGATTCCCGTTTGAATAACTTGACGTATAGTAATCTCTAGAAAATACCGTTCCCGATATTTCATCACCAGAAGCAATTACGTCTCTTACCATATTTATTGTGCTTTCTGAAAGATTAAAATTTAAATATAAATCCTTTAGTCCTAAAACATCATTCGATTCTGGAAATGCTTGTATCTGAATAATATCATCTGCTAATAATGTTGAGATAATATTTATTGTGCCCAGTCTAATCTCTCCTTTTGAATAATCAACTATTCCTGCAGATTTAACAATAATTCTTGTAGTACCGTCACTCAATGGTTTTACTATTGACATAATTCCCATTCCACTACCATCCAAATCTCCAGAAGAAGTTTTATTTGGAACATCTGTCAGATATACTGTATCTGTTTCACTCAAAATTTTAAACCCAGTAGATTTGATATTATATCCAGAAGAATTGATATGAAACTTATTTCCAAAACATAATTCATATTGTGCAAATTGATTTATAAGTGCTTTCAAATCTCTTCTAATTCTTACCTTAGTAATATTAGATGTTATGGAAGTGTCGGTATTATCAATGATTTGTTGTACTTTACTGTACTTGAATCTTCCACCAAACTTATTAAGATCTACGGAATCTGAATAATTTGTTAGTGAATTAGTTACCTTCGTTTTTAAAGATTCAACTGCTGAGACTTGAGAATAATTATAGTATATTGAGGTATCAATCTCCACATACAACACTTTAAGATCAATTATTTTTTGATTGATTCCAGAAATGCTATATTGTTTTAATTTATTTTTAATTTGCTGCTTATTAAAATCGGAAACATAAGTTCCATTCTTTGGTTTGATACTAATAGATACCGTTCCAAACTCTGGGGGATCCAATTCTTCACCACCAACAATTGCAACTGATTCTGTATCTGGATAAATCTTTTTAATAATTGCTTCATAATCACGTGATGTTACTGCTCTATACTGTGACGAATAGATTCTTGGGGAAAAATACTTAATTGAATCCACTGACTCAATATCAGAACCATTTTGGGATGATTGATTTGTTGTAATTGTTATATTTCCAAGATTTGGTGGTACACCACTTGCATCTTTAATGCTACCCGAGAATGCAAATGAAGATGCACCATTACCTTCTTTGCCATCAGTAACGATATAAGTTACGGTGATTACAGAATTGTTTTCTAATTTTTTACCAATTATACCATCACCAAAAAGTAATTCATATTTTTCATCCTGAACTTCTTGTATAAGATAAATTTCTGAAGTAGAATTGACATTCAGAATATTATCGACTAAAGAATATTCTACTCCAAGTCCACTATCATTAGATCCTTTCACATAAACTGAAATTGTCGATGTATCAATATATGAATTACTTAATATAAATCTTTGATCTAATGATCCATCAACTGTAAAAGTTTTTGATAAAAATGTTCCTTGATAAACATCAATACTACTAAAAGATGCAATACCAGCAACAACATTTGTTGAGATATTATCTGGAATTGAAAATGTATATGATGAATTGTCAACAGTCCCTACACACGCTAGACCTGCCTGCAGGGTTACTGTTGGGGTATCTGCACCAATTGATGTATTAAAGGATATCTGTGCCTTTGCTGCCGTTCTAGAACGAGGCACATAACCAATATTTCTTGCCAATGAAACAACATTCTCACGAAGAGTTGCAGAATCCAAGAAGGATTCATTGACGATCATATTCGAGTTGAATGCGGTAATATATGTGTTATATGCTAACGTATCAATTAATACTGAAAAATTAGACCCCTCAAAGTCAAAATCCGTGAATGTAGAGTTGGCACGGAGATAATCCTTGATGGATGTCTTTATCTGATCGAAATCTAGATTTGTAAATTTAGTGAAAGGCATTTTATCTTGTTGCCTCTAGTAGGAACGAATATTCTTGAGTTGGAAACTCTTGTCCAATGATATCAAAAATTACATTTACATTAAATGTATTTTGATCAGGAATAGGATCTACTTCTACTCTTACATTATTAACTCTTGGTTCAAAGTTATTAATTGAGATTTCAATTTGATTTTGAATGACTGATGCAGTACCAAAATCGACAAATTCAAATAAACTTCTTTCAATATCAGATCCTAATAATGAATTAAAGAATCTCTCAGTAGGTATAGTTTCTACAATATTTCTTACAGATCTGCGAATTGCATTCTCATTCTTCAATATTGGTAGATCCTTTGTCACAGGATGTGGTTCAAAGGATAAACTGATATCTTTAAATGATCTGGATATCCTCTGAATTGCCATCGAATAAAGTTTTTTATTTATTTATATCTACTTCCCATAGGTTGGTTCTGTTCCATAATCCCAATCATCATAGTCTTCATCATTGCGAATTTTTTCATGCAATTCAGTTTGTTTTTTGAGATTATGTTTTGGTGCATAATCGTGCATGACTTCTTGAATTATTCTTTTTTGAGAATCTCCGGATTCGAATAACATTTTAGCTCCTGTTTTAGTGAATAAAACAGAACTTTTATGAAGGAGGTTGCTATCTCCTATTCTTATTTAACGATTTACTTCACGCAATGAATAATTGTCGGAATTGAGATATTTCAACAATTCTATTGCAATTAATTTTGGATTACCTTCACCACATGTATAAACGTCTATTGCCAGACAACCTTCCTCTGGCCATGTATGACACGATACATGACTCTCAGAGAGTGCAATGACTATTGTACATCCCTGAGGTATAAAGCAGTGCTGGAAGACGTTTAGAATGGTCATTCCTGCACGTTTAATACCCTTTACCATTACCTTTTCAATTGCCACAGCATCATTAATGAGATTGTATTTGACATCATACACCTCTAATAATAGGTGCCTGCCCATTGAAAATTTTTCCAACTAACCAATATGAATAAAAAAATATTTATTTCATAAAAAAAGTGGGCACATGACCCACTTGATAATTATCTACCTTGTCCACGGTATCTTTTACGAGCCGAGTTACGAGAACTCGCAGCATACTTAGTATGAGCACCAGCCCCTTGACGAGTCTTTTTGGGTTTTGCTTCAATAATGTTGCCGGATAGTGTGGGACGTTTAGCCATTTTCAATTACCTCAGTTTCAATTTCATTTGGATTTGGAGAACCTGTCTGATAGAAGTCAATTGCCAGATCCTCCATAGTATTGAAGTATTCTTCCTCTGTAAGATTTGTGTAAATTTTACGTCCCTTACAGAGTACGTTATACTTTATGGTCATCAGATCACTCTTGTCTTCTCGTGACCGACTCTGATACGAGGGTCACACCAAATTTCAAAACCTGCTTCGATTGCATCTAGGCAGAATGATACATCCTCTCCACACATATCCTGTACATCACCAGAATCAAAGACTTGCATCTTTGGTGCAAACCAAGGATACTTCATCTCAGAGTTCTCAAATACACCGTGCTTAATGAGTACCCAACCAAATCCAGTATAATCAACGGTGAATGGTTTGCGACGCTTGGAGATACTTTCAACAGTTTCATGATTCATAACTCCACCATTGTTACGGAAGTCATCCTCTTCTAACCAGTGTGCAACAGAAGTTGTGTGTCCGTCCTCAGTGGCATACCATCCTGCTGCAATATCCTTGTCCATCAGAACTAGTTGGAAAAACTTTTCGGTATTAAAAACAATATCCGAATCAATCCAAAGTTGCCAATCATAATTCAGTTTTCCATCCCAGGGAATCTGATCAGGTCCACGTAGTACATTCGCACCTAAACATTTGCATCTTGCAAAGTTTACCATTGATGAATAGTCCTGTGAGATCTGAATGCTTGCCCCAGACTGTACTAAGTCGAAGCAGAGTTGTACAAAACTCTTAAGATAGGTATAAGAAACTCCCCTACCTGGAAGACAAAAGACAATGGACTTGCCCCTTACCATTTCCTTTGCTTTGTTATAGTCCCATTCGGGTTCTGTTGAAGACGCTTCGGGCGCCTTTGCTTTTACTGTAAATCCTTTAGCCATAATTTCAAGTGATTACTTAAGTATCATACATCATTATCTATACTCTGTCAATCCTCTTCCTTTTCGGATAATACTAAGTCTGTTCCCTCTAAGGAAAAGTTTATCTCACTATCCTCATACCACGAAAGTTCGTTCACAATCCATTCGGGTATTACAACATAATACTCACCGGTAATTGGATCGACTTGTAATGCCTCAGAATTTTTGCCGGAATTTTTTTTCATTTTAAGTATTATAATTTACCTTTTTCAGAATTATATAGTCTCGGCAATTTTTTGAGTAGATCGATATTTATAGGTCGATTTGGGTCAGTTGTAGGTTAGGGTAGTGATGGGTTTTTAAACACGGGGGCACGGGGGGCAACGACCGCATACGGGGCAACTGCTGATTCACGAACGAATAGGGCACATAGCACGAACCCCCCACCCCGAAGGGCAGGGGGCAGGGAGTGATGATCAGGCAGGGAACGAACGACGACCTGCCTCCGGGTTGCAATAGTACCGGTGACCGGGACCGACCCACCCCTGCCATGATGTGTGCAAGTCTGCCAACTCAGCAGCAGGCAACCCATCATGCTGCCAGTCACGGGTATGGGAGTTTGCCTGATGCCCTTGCTTCACTTCCCATTCTGTGCCATTGAACTTAGGCAGGTTGCTCACCTTGGTTCCGATCCATACGGTCTGACGGGTTTGGAGGTCGGATGCTTGGTTGTAGAGTGCCATGGGGTGAGGTCGTTTGGTTCTGGTTAATTGTAGCACGGATGGGGGCAAACCCCTCAGATCCCGTTGAGGAAGTCTGCCAGTGCTTCGTCGTATTCTGCTTTGGTTTGGAAGGTCCGCCCGTGGATGGTCCGGGGATAGGTGGCATCCAAACCGGCAGCGGCAACGTTCCGGCAGTCCTGCTCATCGTATCCCATTTCGATCAGGGTGGCAACGTAGGGGTTGGAGGTCATCGGATCGGTGTCGTTTGGTATGCTTTATCTTAGTCCCTAGGGGGGCGCCTGCCGCTGCCCCCTGTGCCAGTCTGGCGATTGGTTAGGTATCAGAACTGAATCTCACTTAGAGTAGGATTAGCAGCGGAATCAGAATCGACACTATCAGAAACCCCATCAACAATTGAATCAAGAATTTGGAGAATTTCGTCACCATTGGAACCTTGGCGCAGAATCGAAAGAATGACATCGCGGGACATAATAAAAAGAGAAAATGTAAATGAAGGTGTGGGAGAAGTTTAGAGTCATTCTCCCAGGACTTAAGATTTAGAAGTCGAAAACGTCGCCGTTGATTTCAGCGCGATTGACTTTAGGGTCAGTCCATTTCACACCGTCGCGGGTTTCTTTGGCACCGCAATCATACATCAATTCCAGCAGTTCTTCATAGCAGCAGATATCACGCTCTGCTATAGCATCCTGAACGCAAGCATCATTCTGAATCCAGAGAGCTACGTTCCAGGTTTCATAATTGGTCCAACCGTTATAAGTTTGGTCGGTCAGGCAGGTCTGGTAGGTTGAGGTCATTTGCTTGGTTGGTTGGTATGAATCAATTATAAGGGGTGGGAGGTGCCCTTTGGGGGCAGAGTGTGCCAGTGCCTCAGGCGGCACACATCAGAGCAGATTCCATATTAACCTCCCGAACATCCATCTTGGAGTAATCATAACCCTCCTGCTCCTCAAGATACACAAGGTATGCATTTGCAGTGGAGAAACAATCAAACAAGCGGAGCGATTTGAAGTCCTCACCTTCATAATCAAAACCACCGATGACAGCATAGACTTTAGAGATTTGCATTTGAGGCGCTCCGGGTCGTTTGGTATGAATCAATTATAAGGGGTGGAGAGGGTGCCAGAGGCACCCGATGTGCCACCTGTCGGACTGTCACATCCAACCGCAGCGGGGGCAGGAAGGGTGACCATTACAACCGCAGCGGGGCAGGGTGAGAATACCGAGCAGGGTGTTTAGGTTACGCTCATCAGCGGTGCCTGCCTTACGGTCTGCCTCAGCGATGGCAGCAGCAGCGATGGCACGGGACTGGGTGGCACGGTCCTGAGCGGTGATGGCGTTGCGGGTCATTCGGGTCGGTTCGTTTGGTATGAATCAATTATAAGGGGTCAGAGGGGGCATCCGGTGCCCCCGTTGTGCCACTACTGAAGGTGGGCGAACTGTGCCAGGGATGAGGGGGCGATGTGGGAGGGTGACCCGCAGGAGCGGTAGAAGTCTACCATCCGCTCCGCTTCGGGCAGGGTGCGGAACCACTGGGAGCGCCACTCGGTCTGGTTGTAAGGGGTCTGGTAGCGGACTTCGATTCTCATCGGTGGGGTTGCTTGGTATGAATTAATTATAGGGGGTCAGAGGGTGCCCCTGGCACCCGATGTGCCAGTGCCTCAGGCGGCACACTGGAAACGACCCTGATTGAAGTTAGCATAACTGAAGACCTCACGATTGACCAACTTAAACATACCGAACTCATTGGTCATCACGTACCCCTCAGCATCAATCCGGTTGTAATTGATGTAAGCAGCAGGACCATCATTGCGGCAGAGATAGACTGCATCCTCTTTGATAGACTTCACCAACTTCCAGAAACTGATCAGGTTGGGATTCTCAAAGTCGTCTGCATTCACTTCCTTACCTTCACGGATACATGCATTGATTTGCTGTGTGATTTTAGCAGCAACTTTAGGAGTTACAAACTCTACACCAAGTGCCATTACCTTAGCAAACTTGCAGACATCTTTGAGGTCTGCAAAATATTCAGCACCTGCGAAGATTGATGCTGTAGGTGTCACAAACTTAACGTGGGGGGTATCAGTCCAGATCGAACGATCAGGCATTGCTACAGCATCACGCAGGTCGCTCTCAGCATAATAACAGGTGTGAGGTGCAATGATAATGTTTTGATCAATTGTCTCAGGGAACAAATAAGTGATCGTGTTGGGAGTGTACTCAGAAAGTCCACCGAATCCAATGAAGTCTCCCTGATAGATTGTCTTCACACGGGGAAGATGATCAAAGCAGCAGTGTAAGATTTGTGCCACGTTTCCGTCGTGGTTAGCATCAATGTCCTCATGCGATTCGTTGATCTTAATTTTAACTTTGTTAAAGACACTTTTGGTGCCCACAAAGAAGTTGCCGGTTGCAGGATTCGTGCCCCAGACAATAGCAGGAGCACCATCGATCTTAACATTGAGATGACCAGGATTCACGAACCAGTCTAACACGGACAGATCACCGGTTAGAATAGAATCTTCGGGGTGTTGCAGGTGGGTGTTTTTCATTCCATTAGTATGGCACGGAATCGGGGGGAACGGGGGAACCAGTGGACGGTTCCCCGATTGGCACATATCAGAATTCCAGGAAGGATTCAATTGCTTGGTTGATACCTTCCGACAGATTAGCAGGAGGAAGAATAGGATTAATCTCTCCAATCTCACACTGGTAATAGTCACCCAATTTGAGTTCGATCATTGCACCATCAGCACCGTCCTGATAGAGTGAACGTGCCTTCTCATCTTCCACCAAAACAACACGACGGGCAGTCAAATCGATGACCATCATATAATCAAAGGTTTTGATTCCTTTGAAGTCTTCTACGGTCTTTGTCTCACTCAGAAAAGATTTAACCTTAAACTTTTTGGTGGCATTTACATCTTTCTTTTTGAAGAAAAGATTCTTACCCATCTTCAATTCAATACGAATGAATTCACCATCCTGATCATAGATGAAGTCGTATCCAGTTTGATCGACACGAACAAGTTTTGAGAATTTGGAAATACCTTTCTCAACCGCAGTTGCCCTTGCAAAGTTATCTGCATTGGAGGAGAATCCTGCGTCAGAGTAGAGAGAATCTACGACTCCAAAAACTTTGTTCCAGTCAACTTGTGTTTCGAGGTGATCAATCAGATTCATCGAATTGCCTTTGTTTGGTTGACTTGTTAAGTATGGCACCCCTTGGGGGGTTTTGGGGGGATTGGTGGACACTTAGGCAACTGGCACATCAGATGCAGATTCTAACAAATCCTGAGCATATTCCTCACCATAAATGTCTGTAATCTCATTCACAATTTGCTCTTCAGTATAAGTCTCATACTCACGAATCAGAAAATTAGTGGCAATAGTTGAAAGTTGTTCTGAATCTAAACCCTCTACAATCTGTGAAATGTAGTTCTCAACGAACTGGGAGAATTGTGCTTTGTTAAGTGTCATTTGATTTGTTTGTAATTGATAGAATTAACGCACCAACCAGATTTGTCACTGATTAGATCGACAAGTTCATCCTCTTCGTTTACATCCCAGAATTGCCCGATGTATACATTTTGGAGTTGATCTTGCAGGAGTTCAGTGTCAATGTACTCACCACAATCATCACTCAAATCAAACTCAATATCCGTGATTTGAAGTTTCATTTCCGAAGGGGAGAATTGTAATAGGAACGAAACACCGAAACCACGATGATTGCGGTACTGATGACACCAACCAAACCCAGATAGGTTACGGCATCACCAGTGAAGTTAAGGGATGAGGGTGTCATTTCAGGTAGGTTTTGTCAGGAACGTAAGTGTGATAGATGCCGAAGATCTTAATGGTTTTCATTAGTAATCGTAGTTTGCGTTGATGTACTCATTGAAATCGAACTTTTCTTGCTTAAGTTCAGGAATCTCCATATCGAAGATTTCACCATCCATGTCTGCAATCTCAGTCCAGAGTGTATCTTCCATGTGGTTTTCTCAGGTACGAATGTAATGTAGAACGGATCGGGTCAAAAGTCTAGGGGGTATGTGCCACCTTGTGAATTGGCACACCCCCTGCACTAAGTGTTAGAAATCACTGCAGAATACGTAACCGTCGATGAAATCGAAATCATATGAAAGTGACTGCTTCCAGGTTTGCTCCCAGTCAACGACTAAGAAGGCAGGAACTTCACCATAGATTTCACTGTAATACTCTTCGGCAAACGTTTCCTCATCATAGTATACACCACGGAACGCATCTTCCACGTTCTCAACATAACTCATGCCGTGATACTTAACGAATGCATCCACTACATCATAACCTACGTTCTCACCTGCAGTGCAATAATCCTCATAGTAAGAGATCAGATCATCTTCAGAGTTGTTATCAATGAACTCCAGGATATCATCCAGAGCATAATTGTCTTCTACCAATTGATCAACCTTCTCAACAACTTCGGCAGAGAAGATTTCCTTGTAGTTCACTTGCAGAGTCACGGGCATTGGAGTGGTTTTCTCAGGTACGAATGTAATGTAGAACGGATCGGGGGATTAATCAACCCCCCTTGTGCCGGTTCCCCGACTGTCACACCTCATTCATTACTTTTAACCGATGCATAATATCATACACATCCATCTGATCCATGTCGATCTCATTCATATCAACCGGGGCAAATTCTTCCAGGTTAACATTACCATTGGAATTAATTGGAGCATAATACAATTCGTCACCATCTTCTTGTGACAAAGTATAAACGCAACCGTGGTCAGTGGAAGTGAGAAAAATCATTGGTGTTTCAGTAACGAATGCAATGTAGGACGAATTCAGGAATATTGCAAGGGGGTGTGTGCCAGTCCCTCGACTGTCCTCATTCTCAATAAGATTCTACTATTGAGAATCAATAAGTCTTGTACTATTGAGAATGAGATCCAATCTTTAAACTGGCACAAGACTAGAACGGATCGTACTCTTTAATGCTACAATAGACTTCTTCGTTACCTTCGAGTTCTAATAACTCTTTCCAGTCCATATGTTCTACATCTAGATCATCATAACACATGATGTCTAGTGTAACAGTGAGCCGACGCTTGAGTGCTAACATAATGTCTAGATGTGTATGTGTACTAGATTCTATCATGCATAATGTCTGTATGCAAGTGTTTCGTAGTCTTGCCCATCTCGTGCATAATCCTCGTCGAGATCTAGTGCATACCCTTCGAGATCATATGATGCATCGTTGGTATACGTATAGTCGAGATCGTAGTCGTCGTACATAGCTCGTCGAGATTCTGTGTGAGTACTAGATGATTGTAGCACAGATCTCGACGAGATGCAAGTATGATGCGCAGATCTCGACGAGATTGTTGTAGGTATATATGCGTCTCGACTAGAATTATACCACATCTAGTCGAGATTGTCAACCCTTATACTAAGTTTTGTGTGGGTTCTGGGAAATTTCTGCGGGGGGTTGACATATTATGAGGTCTTGTGTTATAATGCGCAGGCAAAGGTCACAAGTCTCAGGTGCCTTTATGATGCCTTTATGAGGTATTAAATGATACTTTTCCACAGATACATAATAGTTTTCCACAGGTTTTCCACAAACATTAAAAACTAATTATAATGTTTTTTAATACATTCTTTAATATAATTTAATATTTTTTTGGTATAAATTGCTACAAAACAGGTATAATCTCACTCTCCTTACATCCCTGCTTCTTAATACACTCCTCATAGTATGATGCATCCTCAATACTATAAAACGTTGCCACCTGTCTTGAATATGATTTCTTCTTTGGTTTCAGATACACTACCTGATACTTGATCATCTTGTTTGTCATTCCAGTGTTTGATTACTCCCGCTACAATGAAGCAATTGGTGATTAGGTAAGTAAGAAATATAATAGCACGAATCCTTGCAACAATATCAGATTCTTTATCACACTTGGATGCCTTCTCTCCCAGTGCCATTGCAAACCATTTCCATATAGTCTTTCTATGTTTCATTTCTCTGATTGTTTGAGTAACTGTACATTCTTCCATTGATTAGGATAGACTAATATGCAGACATCTTTTGATCTATGTTCGGATTGTCCTAAACAAATTGTAATGTACTTATCACATACAAAATCAATCACACCCACATTATCCTTATACTTAACATTCAGTCCCGAATAGAACGTAGTCATAGGAAAGCAGATTCTAATGGTGTTAATTTTGGCATCATTGCCGAATAAGCAGTTGTATTATCTATATTCACTTCCTTACCAATTGTCTTGGCATTGATTGGTGCATAATAGACTCGTTTCTTTGGATTATAGAATCCCCATACAGTTTTGGTACTGGCACCAAGGTTATAATCAAATTGCCTACTATTACACAACCAAATGCGAATAGTACGGGTGTTAAAGTTTTCATACTCATAACTACATCCCTTTGGTGCATTGTGTGGGAACTCAGGCATCGACAACAACTCTTAAACGATCAGGACTCATACCCTCACTAATATAACGTTGAACATGTTGGGCACATACTTCCCTAGTCAATTGAACCTCATACTCATCAATCAGTTCCCATCCTACAGTATTAAACTCTTCAATACGATATAATTGTGTCATGTTGTAAAGGAATCAATAATACCAGACTCATAGTCATCTTTGAGAACAAACTTCTGAGCAGTGACTACATTCGGCATAATGCGATCAATGTAACTGGTATCAAACTCTTGTTCCTGTGATAGAATCGTAAAGGCATCGGTATCATTCTCTGCAATGAGTGATACTACACCACCATACTCAGAGCACGGAAACGGAACCCAGTAGTCTACAATATAAAGTGATTTCATTTGTTTGGTTAATTACTCCTTCATTTTAGATGATTGTTTCAGATTTGTCAACTGTCGATTCAGTTCTACATGTATTGGATTGAGGAATGAGATGATATAAGATTCATACTCATTGTCTTTCATCAGTTTACTAATCCCTTCTACCTGTTGCAGTGCTAGAATTAGTTTAGTTGTTTGATTCACATGAATTCTGCCATATAATAATCACAAGTCACTTCCAGTTCAGCAGCTTTGGATTCAATCTCTTGTGCTTGAATCCTCTGTGCTTCGGCACGATGATTCTCATAAACCATACGTCCTTCATAATAAAGTTCTTCGGTCTCAAAGTGTTTCATAAAATCATCAAATGCTGCGATAAATGATTGTAAATCTTCGTTGTTCATGTATTAAATCCAAATCCATTCACAGGAGGAACTGGAGGTACTGGTTGAACCTCATAAGCAGGTTCGACATAATTCAACTTCACCTCCTTAAACAATCCATTCAGAATCTCATCACACACCTGATAGTGATTACTGTTCAGTAGTACACGATTCATCTGATAATACCTCACGGCATTGTAGATAATCTTTTGTTGCTCCAGTGTAAATTCCATGATTAAAAAGACGGTGTTAACTCATAACGTAATTCAACCATTGATTGATCCATCTGCTCATAATAACTATAAAGTTTATTGTACAGTGCCGGAGCACTTCCATAGTCTCTGGCAATATGAATCTCATCGGCAAGTTCAAGATTCTGAAGTGCGGATAAAAGAATACCAATCTCATGCACATTCAGATTCATTTGTGTTTCAGTCATAATTTAATAAGTGATTTTACATTAATCCAAATACCACGATCAGTTCCAATCACAGACTGATGATCCCAGACAAAATGAGTTGCATCTTGATTCGTCATCTGAAATGTATCAGTCAAGAATTGAACCGCATCAAAGAGATTATTAAAACGATGAATTGTAGTCATTTAGCAAGCACCTGCAATCGGATTACCAATCTGAGGAATGAGATTAAAGTCAATCACTTTATAACCATGAACAATACGATCATTCACCTCATCAAACGCATCCTTCTTACGAAGAAACTTCTTTGATGTAGTTTCAGTACCCTCGAAAGATACAATCCTCAAAAACCATTCGGTCAAGATAGTACCGTCCACAAACTTAACGGGATAGTAATCGACAACATTACCGGTGGTGTAGCATTCGAGTTTCATGGTGTTCTCTTGATTACCTTGTAATTATACTGCATTCAGCAGTCGATTGGGGAAGTAGTGTGCCACCTTGTGAACTGGCACGGGGTTGATTGCATTCAGATACTGTTGATATAAGATCACCTCTTGCTCTCTTGCCTCTATCTCATGTGGTTGATCCCAATATTCAATATCCTCAACATTAATCGAATTATAATACCTCCTACCACGTTTTGCACGAAGAGTTCCAGTCACCCACTGTTGGAGATGTACCAGTTCGTGCAGCAGAGTCTTAATATACAACTCCTCGGGCATCCAGGTATCCAATTCAATCAAAAACTCACGAGGACGATAGGATTCACCCGTATAATCACAATATCCATAAACGTTCTCACGTTTCAATCCACGATGCACAATCTCAACATAAAGTTTATGTCGTGGAAAGAACTCATTCAGAAACCAAGTGGTAACATCCTCACAGTCGCTCCTGCAATAACCATATCCACTAATTTCAATGATAGATTGCATGACCAATGAAGAAACCAAATGAAAGAAGAGATAAAGATAAGTTTGTCCGTAGTAGTCATAATCAACAACCGTACATTAAAGCACCAAGTCCCGCACCAAATAAAGACCAACCATTAGATTTATAGTTACGATAAGAATAATTGTAACTACCCGAAGAACGGTCACGACTATAGTTTGAGTTGTACCTATATCCATTTCCACCTGATAGTGCTTCTGCTAATCCTGCCCCCATTGCAGCACCTGCTTCGGGATTACAGTTCCTAGCAGCATAACCTCCACCACCACAAGGAACCCGAGTCATACTGACACCACCCTGAACAAAGTTACCATATTGGTCATAGTATCCAGGAAAATATACCTCACTCATACAACTTTGATAGACTGTAACCTGCTGCGCCTGTGCTGGTGCAGGAACCGAAAGAAATGCAAGTGGAATTAAAAGAAGAAGTTTTTTCATTGTGAAGGAGGAGGAAGTTTTGGGGCAGACATTTGTATAGTTTGTTTCTGTAAACCAAGCATGAGACCGTCAAGTGCCTGTGCGATTGGACCAAATCCAACTGTTGCGGCAATGATACCAAAGATGGTTCCGGCAATAAAATTAATCATTTTACATACAAATATGACCCGCTCCAATCCGCATTCTCAAACAACCATTCACGCTGCTCAATCAATCGCAAATCATAACGAACACCTTTAGCAGGAGACTTCCAACTGGCAGACTTATAAATCTCACCAGTCTTCTTATCTACGAATGCATGAACAGAACGGGAACCACCACCATCAATCAGAATGATTTTGTGATACTTGCGACCACTCTCAATGATATAGTCATAATCACACTCACCATTCTTCAGGTCAGTGATACAGGAATTGTTATAATCAATGCTCTCACCACGATCAAGAGAACGCTTATGAGACCTGATACTGTAATCAATGTAGTTCTGCTTGAGAGCATCACACAGCAGATAACACCACTTGGTTACATTCAACTGAATGGTGTTCCTTGCGTCTTGCTGGGCAACGTAGTCGGCAAAGGTGGCAGTCATAGGGTTGTTTGCTTATGAGACTATTATAGAGCACTCAGAGGGGTCTGGAGTGCCCTGTGTGCCAGTTCAGAAAGTGTCCTCCATGTACTTTTCTAATGGAGAAGAAATTGCATCTAATCTATTTTTAATGATTTGGCAATATTCATCAGATAATTCAACACCAACACAATCAAAGTCAAGTTCTTTTGCTGCAACCAAAGTCGTTCCACTACCAGCAAATGGATCATAAACTGTTCCACCCTTTGGAGTTACCAATTTAATCAAGTATTTCATCAAATCTAAATTCTTGACAGTTGGATGATCATTTTCTACAGTACGATTATGCGTTCTTTCTTTGACTGAACTTTTTGTAGAATAAAAGAAACGACTTGCTGTTCCAGAGTCACAATATGTTGTTTCTCCAATATATCCCCCACCACCAAAAACACCTCCACCATATTGTCTTCCTTGATAATCTTCTACCCCATAATTCCTGCTCCACCCATTTCCCCTTTCTCCAAATTTAGAAAATTCTTCCTCAACTTCATCACTACCATCATGAAGTACATTACCAGGCCATCTTTTAGATTCAAGACGACATTCTTCTATATTAATTCCACCTACACCATGAACCTGACAATTTTTAACAATTGTTTTTTGATCAATTGGTTTTTGTGCCAGAAGAATTGGTTCATAGCAAGGTTTTAGACCAGTTCCCCACCCTTCCCAGTTTTTATTCTTTTTACCAATATTTTGACTTTTTGGCATTCCTTGTCCATATAACCACATCAAAACATCACGAATTATCAATCCAGAATCTTCAACAGAACAAACTAATCGATGAAAAGTTTTAGATGCTCCAAAAATTATAAGATATCCACCAGGTTTAAGAGATTTTGCTATAGATTTCCAAGTTTCTTCCTTAAAAGCAACACAACCTTTGTAAGTATCCCAAGAGTTTCCCAAGTATTCAATTCCGTATGGAGGATCTGTAACTACGGAATCAAATTGACACTCATTAGAATCAGAAAACTTTGTACAATCATCATTATAAAATTTAACGGTACTCATTAAAAACCTCCTGTTTTTGATTATGTTGAGTTTCTTTTAATTCCATATGGGAAAGAAATGCTTCTTTATCAATTTCTGATAATTTAATCATGATGTCCTTTTTATCATTGTTAAAATATTTATTTGAATCATATTCGGCAAAAAATTGCTTTTCCTTCAACATTATTTGACCAGTACCATAATTATAATTTACATAATCCAAATAGTCAAATAAATTGAACATATACTCTTTTGTTGTAAGATTATCTTTGGTTTTTCCAGATACATCAATAATTAAAATATAATAAGAATCTATTTCTTTAGAGTGATATTGTTTAACCAAACGATTGAATGAAACCATATTTGGTTGACCAGATCCCTTTTCATATCCCAATTTAATATTGATAAGATTTTTGATTAGATTTTTAACAAATATAAGATCTTCCATCTTTCTAGTTTGTTTGCCTGAACCTTTCTTTTTTATTGGAGCAAGAAATTGATCATCTTCCTCTATAAGTTTTTTCACCAAAAGTTCTTCAACAGCTTCTCCATAGGTGTGTCCTGGTTCTTTAACTGTTGGGTCAAATCCACATTCTTCTAGGCACTCGGAAATCAATTCTTTTGTTTTTGAGAGAATGTAATCTAAATCCGACTTAGAAATCATAACCAATGTTTAATACTCATTCATTATAGGGCACTTAGACCACTATGAGTTCTCCTGTGTGCCACTTTGCAAACTGTCCTAGGCTTCATATATTCTGCACTCCAATGCGTTAGGATTGGCATCACAATACAGTTCCAGGGTGGTTGGATCGTGTGAGTCTTCAGGATGATTTGCTTTATATGATTCTAATGCTATCAATTCTTCTTCTATATGTCTTTTTGATTGTGGCGATATTCTTGGATCATTCAAGATCTCAATATCTTTTTGAATGTGTTGGTCTATGGTATCCATAAGACTTGCTAAAATGCCATCCTATTTATTTAATAGTTAGTTGGTTTTGTTTGTACTGATACAGGATCACCTTTGCCTTCAAGAGACCTCACCATAAGTTCTGTGAATTTCTCCATTTTTTCGGGTGCTACAGTGTGTGGGCTGTAGTTGATTGCTTCCCTAAGAGCATTCAACTCATTCCATTCTTCTTTTGTAAGGTATTCTGTACCTGTTCTGGATAGAGTCATGATTGTCAAATGCGATTGTGTTGATTCTAACACGTATCTTCATTATTATGTAGAAACTTAATGATGTCTTCAGGTTTCCGTAAAATCTTGTAAGTTCTCTAGAGCATCCAAATCATCTTTAAGTTCTTTTTCATTCTTTCGGTCGTGATAATATCCCCACAGAGCATTATGTACTTCCATTAGATGATCTACCCAAAAACCAGCAGGATAGATTCCCAGAGCATCTTGAAGGCCACGATGAGATGTTCCCTCACTTTCTGCTTTACACATAATATAGCAGATTGCTTGAACCATATCAAGTTTATCAGATTCAGAGAGCATAAAGTACTTACCTACTGCTCGTTGCTTTGCTTCTTCATTTTCTTTCTGAAGTTCTTTGCAGGCATCAGAGTCCCACCATTCTTGCATTGCCTTACCAAATTCGTTAGGTTCAGTCATCTTTCCCAAATATAGTTCCAAAGAATCCGGTGTCACCAAATTTACGATTCTCCAGTTTATCTAAGATTGAATCAGTATTTTGAACTGATTCAATACGACTAATCAAATCAGCAATTACACTACAAACCATTGGTCTTTCAGTTCTTGCAGCAAATGCAAGTGCATTTCGCAGACTTGCTTCTGCTTCTTTCAGTGATTCTTCTACTTGTGTTCCGAGTGCCATTTTAGTTACCTTTTTTAATCATTTTAAATGATCCATCACCTTGGTCAATCCACTGAAGAATATCCCCTTCTTTCCATCCAGTTTGCTCCAGAAGATCTTCTGGGAATGTGATGTTATAGTCATCATCGACAGGAATAATCCACTTCTTCACTTTGTCTTTTTTTTGTGGAGGCATCCAAATGCCTTCACCTGACATTTCCCAACCAGCATCAATTGCTTCTTGGTGTGTTAAAGTTCTTGCCTTTTCTTCTGCTTCTGCTTTATCACACATTGCATTCAGTTCTTCTTCTGTGTAATCGGTGCGGTGAAGATCTTCTACCCAGAAGTCATTCCAAGATTTCTTACATTCTTCTGAGGTATCATCATTATCACAAGTCAGATGACCCACACCATTACCATTCAACAGAGCAAGAAGTTCATATGCTTCTGATGCACATTTCTTGTAGGTATAATAGTTGTCCTGAACAACACCTTTAATCACATCATAGATTTCCTGTGGTGTTGCACCAGAACTCATCGCATCGTACAGAAAGTTCTCAACTTGTCCGAGTGCGTATTTTTTGTAGTCAGTCATGGTTTTGAAGTTCCTCCTTGATTGCTTGCTCTACTATAACCTGAATCTCTTTGGATGTCAAGGAGTTCAACCAGTTCCATTTCTGGTCGTTCTTATCCCAATCCATGGTGAATGTCCCATCGGCATTCTCAGTAATCTTAAGAGTATCAATCTCTTGGTTTTGGTTTGTTGCACTCATTGCAGTAATATGAAAAGTTTGATTTAAAGTATTTTACTACCTGATAATGGTCTTTGTCTAGTGGTTTCTCTTCACCACATTTAGAGCACTTTCGTAGTCCCGATACCTGCATTTCCCCAGATACGACGTTCTTTCTTACGGAGTTTCTTAAGGTCTCGGTAAAGTTCCTTGATTTCCTGATATGCTTGTTCTGGAGTGATTTTATTTGTGATTTCAAGTCCTGCAATGAGGGCACATTTATCACCAAACCGTGCGAGTGCTCGTTCGTAAGCCGAAAGATTTTCATACATTATTTGTCGAGTCCGTAGTTGGTTAAATTATAAGTCACTGGATGAATATTGTCAATCTGTGATTGAAGACGATTTTCTATTTCATAGAGGCAGTTAGTTGTTTCTACATTCTCTCCTTCCAGTGCTGTGATGCGTTCTTCCAGTCTTACAATTTCTTTTGCAAGTGAAGTACAAAGTCCAGCAAGACTATGTTTGTCTCCATTAGTATCAGTAACTAAAAATTCATAATTTTCAGGTTTCTCATATTCTTTAACAATTTTATTAAACCAATTAAACATTTTCATAATATTCCTATCTCCCTAAGATATGCTCTGTATCTCATAAAACTACCAATACTTACTGGTCTATCTAGACTCTCACAACAACGGCAGTAGGATAAAAATTCGTACCAAGGAGCAGTAGGATCGGTGTCACTCATACTTATAACCAATAGTGTAGTCTTTCTTTTTGAGATTGTATCGTGTAATGTGCTTCTTCATGTGCTCTTCAGATTGAAAGTAACACTTGCGTGTCTCTTTACCATCCTTACCATCTTTATGCATCAACTTCCAAGGAAACTGATCAAATGGAAACTCCTCTTCTTTAGGCATTAGTCTGTTCCTCCATAAAGTTTTGATTCACAAGCATCATACCCCATCTCAAATGCAGTTCGTAACCATCTTACCATACTTTTGTTGTCTTTGCTTGCCTTTGCGTAATCAAAGTCATCCCAGAACCTCTCATAACGGAAAGAGTATCCTTCCATCTCCTCAAACCAGGCATCAAACTGCTTCTTAATCTCAATACGACGATTATTTCGTTGTTCCAGGTATTCAAGTTTATCTGGTGCAGGTGCTTCACCTAACCAATCTTCTAATCCATCAGCATCAATTTTACATTTTTTAGCATTCATTGCTTCTCTTTGTGATGCAATTTCTAACATTTCCTCGTGAGTTAAGTATTCGTCACTCATCATCTAACTCCACATCACCAATAAGGTCTTTTAGTTCTGCCAGTACATCTTCCATAGGATATGTCTTCACCTTCCCAGTCATTACATCTTCTGCCATCTGCATAAGATATTCAAGAAACTCTTTGGGATAAACTTCATCTTCACCAAGAGTTGCCCAGAACCATTCAATACATTCTGCTTCTGGGTCTTCTGCGGTTCTGGGTAGTGCATAATTCTCATAATTACTACCCATCAAGTCTGCCCAGATACGGAAAGCATCACCAATAGTCTGCCATCCAGTCATCCAGCAGTGCCCGATATGATACTCCCACCAGTTGAGTGTGGTTTTCTGTTTGTCTGTTGCTAGTAGTGGTTTAGAAAATGTCATCAGTGCTCCACCATTGCGTCAAGATATCCTAAAATTTTATCCATATGATACTCACTCGTCAAATAAGCACCAGGACAGTATCCCAAGTGTTTATTATGAGTATTCACCCAGTGTATCATAAGTTCTTTATCACCACCCAAAAGAATATCCAAACACACAACCATTTGTATCAGTTTTATTGGTTCAATATCACCCAAAGGCATATGAAGAATATTTGCTACCTTGGTTGCGGTCTGTTTGAGAAACTCTTCGTCACTTGTCATAATGCTTCTACCTCATTAGCAAGGTTCAACAAGTCGTTCCTATCCAAAACAATCAAATCATTCTGGGCATTATAACTCACTACATTCTCTGATACAATACGCAGAATAGCAGCAACCAGTTTGTTTTCGGTGTCTGCTCCACCATTATTTCTGGACTGCCAAATGTATTCCATTACCTGTTGTGCTCGTTCAGTCATCAGTCCTTTGTGGTTATGAATGTATTATAAGGCATCCACAGGGGTTTTGGAGTGCCGTTGTGCCAGTTCATCAAGTGGCACAGCATCAGTACTTTTCCAAACAATAAACACCATTCTTCTCAGTAATCGCAGAACACGTATCAACAAAATCTCCACAGCACATATAAGTCATCTTACCAAACTGACGAATGTTTCCGTGATGAATGTGCCCACAGATAATACCATCATACTTCTTATCTTGTTGAATACAATACCCAATAATATCATTCTCATACTTATCAATATAACTTTTTCCTCTTACACTATTTTTGAGGGAATAAACCAAAGAGAACCGAAAGAACCTTTCCAACCAAATACTCAAAGGTGTGATAACTTCATAACCTTTATTAAACATCAGTTGCTTCCAAGAACCAGAAGAAAACTCAGAGTGCTTATCTCCGTGAGTGCAGAGATACTTTCCACCTTGATTATCCTTATGAACATACTCATCACACATCATAAAGTTCTTGTGCTCAAAAGTACAATATCTTCGGATAGCCCCTTCGTGATTACCAAGAATATAAACAACTTCTGTGCCTTTCTTACACAAATCCAAAAGTGCATGAACGCATTCGGTGTGCTCTCGTTTCCATCTGGTATTGTATTTCTCCATACAATAGATGTCTATGATGTCTCCCACCATCACAAGCTTTTTAGTTTTGAGTTCTTTGAGAAACTTGAGTAATTTTTGAGTATTACATCTTTCAGTGCCCAAGTGAATATCACTTATAAAAGTTGTATCATAAGTCATTAGAGTGCCTCTACTTCATCCGCAATTTGTCGC